TCCAGCTGGTCCTGGACAACGTCGCGCTCGCGGACCTCATCGACACCTTGCAATCCTGGCAGACCCAGGTAGAGGGGGCTGGGTTGTGAGCGCCGCCATGGACGCGGCGGTCGAGCGGTTGGCTGAGCACCACTGGGACCACGGGTCGACGCCCGGCGCGTACCGGCGCACCCTGCCCTCGTGGGCGCACGGCCAGTATCGGCGGGATGCCCGGGTCGCCCTCGCCGTCGCCGTTGAGGACGGACTGATCCTCAGCGCCGAGGACGTGGCCGCCACCGGACGGGCGCTGGACCTGCTGCACGCGCTCCTGGCGGGCGGCGCCAACGTGGCCGCGCCGGACATTGTCACCGTCCGCGCCGACGTCGACCGGCTGCGAGCAGCACTGGGGCACGGGGATGGAGCGCGATGAGCGGGAGGCCCGGTTGACGCCAGCCTAAGATACTTCCGAGAAAGGAGTTCGCCGATGCACGATGAGATCGAATACACCATCGTCAACCTCGCCCGGAGCCTCGCCGCCGAGGATCCCAGCGCAGCGACCTTTCAGCGAGTCGCGGCCGTTGCCGAGCTCACGCAGGCGCTGGCGGCGCTGGTGTCCGCCTACGCCGCCCTGACCTTCAGCACCGCCATGGACGCCCCCGGTTGACGCGCGGCCCCGGCCCGCTAGACTGAGCGCATACGGTCTACGGCATACCGGCAGATGCCGATCACGACATGGTGGGTGGATGGCGAGTGTCACGCTGACAGACGAACAGCGGGAGACGGTCCTGCTGGCGTACGCCCAGACGGGGAGCAAGCGGGCTGCCGCGCGCAAGGCAGACTGCTCCGAGGCGAGCGTCCGCCGGATCATCGCCGACGCCGACGCGGAGACCGTCGGTGCGTTGACGCAGATGCGCGCACAAAAACGGGTCGACCTCGCGGAGACGTTGGGGGATGTGGAGATCGCCCTGGCCCGTGCGCTCATGGACCCCCGGAAGATCGCGGAGGCCCCGCTCGACAAGGTCGCCGTCGCGCTCGGCATCGTCATCGACAAGCGGCAGCTCGTGACCGGCAAGCCCACCACGCGGAATGAGCAAGTCGCGGTTGTCAGCCAGATGTCCGCCGAAGAGAAGGAGCAGGCCCGGCAGTTCCGGGAGCGGATGCTGGCGCGCCAGACGCAGGACGCGGCCGTCTGATGGTCGCCCAGTGGGTGGAGCCGTCTCCTGACTCGGCATTGTGGTTCGTCGGCGACGAGTGGGAGGCGACCGAAGCCCAGTGGGCACGTGAAGACCTCATCAGCTTCGTTCGTCGCCTGAGTCCCGCCTATCGACCGGCAGCCCACCACTTCCTCATCGCCGACGCGCTCGAGCGGGTGACGCGCCGCGAGATCGACCGTCTGCTGATCGTGATGCCCCCGCGTCACGGGAAGAGCACGTTGGCGTCCCGCTACTTCCCGGCCTGGTATCTGGGGCAGCGGCCTAATGACCGGGTGATGGCCACCAGCTACGCGGACCGTCTCGCCTATCGGTTCGGCCGGTTCACCCGCAACGTCATGCAGTCGCCCGGCAACCCGTTCGGTCTTCGTCTCGCCCCAGACAGCAAGAGCGCCGAGCAGTGGGACCTCGACGGCCACGCGGGCGGCTACCTGGCCGCGGGCGTCGGCGGCTCGATCACCGGCGAAGGCGCGAACCTCCTCCTCATCGACGACCCGACCAAGAACGCTCAGGAAGCCGACTCCGAGACGTTTCGGGAGCGGGCGATCGAGTGGTATCAGGACACCGCGTACCCACGCCTGGAGGCGGACGGGGCCGTCGTGGTGATCGGGACGCAGTGGCGGGAGGACGATCTGCAAGGCTGGCTGATCGACCAACAAGCCCACGGTGGCGACACATGGACGGTGCTTCGACTGCCTGCCATCGCCGGCGTGGATGATCCGCTGGGTCGGGCACCGGGCGAAGCGCTCTGGCCGGAGAAGTACCCGGTCGAGCGGTTGCTCAGGACGAAGGCCGCTATGACCTCGCGGATGTGGCAGGCGCAATACCAGGCGTCGCCCCAGCCGTCGGAGGGCGGGACGTTCAAGCGCCACTGGTGGCGGTTCTGGCATCACCCGACCTTCCCCCTCCCCCCGGTGCTGGTCAAGCTGGCCGACGGCACCCTTCACCTGTGCCTCACCGTCCCGCTGCCGCCCCGCTTCGACGACCAGCTCCAGAGTTGGGACATGAGCTTCCGGCAGACCGTGGCGGGGTCCTATACTGTCGGCCAGGTGTGGGGCCGGACCGGGGCAGGAGCCTACCTGGTGGACCAGTACCGGGCGCGGGTTGACTTCCCCGACGCGGTCCTGGCTGTGCGGGCGATGACGGCCAAGCACCCCGCTGCCCATGCCAAGCTTGTCGAGAACAAGGCGAACGGACCGGCCATCGTGGCCACCCTGCGGGGCGAGGTCACCGGCATGATCGAGGTCGAGCCCGACGGGGGCAAGGAGGCTCGCGCCAACGCGGTCACCCCGTTTGTCGAGGCGGGCAACGTCTACCTGCCCCACCCGGACATCGCCCCCTGGGTGACCGCGCTGATCGACGAGGCCGCTGCGTTCCCGCACGGGGCGAACGACGACCAAGTCGACGGCCTCTCTCAGGGCCTCGCCCGGCTGCTGGCCGGCGGAACGCACGCCGGCATGGTCGCGGAGAGCTACGCTCACGTCGGCGAGGGCGGCCACGACGACGACGACATCTGGGGGAGCTTGTAGGTGGCAGAGAGCATTCACGCAAAACTTGAACGCGAGCGCGAGGCCGCCATGCCGGACGCCGCCGACCTCATGGTCTACCGCAACTACGCGCGCGGCCGTCAGGATCAGCCTCTCTCGGCGGATCAGAAGCGCCACCTCGCCGGGCTCACGAAGCACCGGTTCGCCGACAACGTCTGCGGCAAGGTGCTGTCCATCGGGTCAGCTCGGCTCGAGCTGACCGGGTTCGCGGTCGAGAACGAGGCGGTCCAGGCGTTCCTCGCGGGCCTGTGGACGAAGACCCACCTCGCCGACCTCCAGTACGACGTTCACTACGCGACGCTCCGGGACGGCAACCACGCGGCTCTGCTGGGATGGCGGGTCACTGAGGGAGTGGACGGCGACGGCAACGAGACCAAAACCGGCCGCGTCACGATCCAGCGCGAGCGGTGGTGGGACGGCGCGTCGGGGATGTTCGTTGCCTACGGGGACGACGGCCACCCGGCATACGCCGTCAAGGAGTGGGATGTCGTCGGCGAGTCCAAGCGATCCACGAAGCGCAGGACCGTCTACTTGCCCGATCACATCGAGCGGTACGTCCAGGAGGGGCAGGGCTGGCGTCCCTTCCCGCTCGAGGGCGAGGACGCCACCGGGATCGTTCCCTGGGTCAAGAAGGACGGGAGCCCGCTCGGCATCCCGGTCATCCACTTCGCCAACGGCAGCGACGACGACGCCCCCTACGGGGTCAGCGACCTCGACGGCGGGGTGATCGGGCTCCAGGACCAGATCAACGACCTCCACTGGGACCTGACCTCCGCGGCTCGACTCTCCGGGTATCCGATCTACACCGCCACGGGTGTCCCTGTGGCCAAGAACGCCGACGGGACCGATAAGTCGTTGCGCGTGGGGCCAGGCTTCGTCCTCCGCTCCGATAGCCCGGACGCGCGGTTCAGCGTCTTGAACGCCGGCGACATGAGCCAGCTGATCGCAACCCTGCGGATGAAGGTCCGGACGGTCGCGGCCAACACGATGACGCCGGAACACGACATCGGCGGGGGCGAGTGGCCGAGCGGGGTGGCGCTGCTGCGGGCCGATATGCCGGCCGTGGTCAAGGCGGAGCGGGGGGCGAGGTCGCTCGGCCCGACGTGGGAGACCGCCATGCACCGGTCGACCGAGATCGCCAACGTCTACGGGAGCGAGCGGCTCGATGAGGACGCGCTGATCCGGGCGGAGTTTGCCGACCCGGCCCGGCTCGACGCGCTGGCGAAGGCGGAGGTCGAGAAGGCGGAGCTCGCCAACCTGGCGGCGTTGCAGCTGATTGATGACCCGGTCCTGCTCCGGCTGAGCGGGCTGCTGACCGAGGAGCAGATCGCGGAGATGACGGCTGACCGGACGGCGCGGGCCGCGGTCGCCGTCGGGGAGTTTTGACCGTGGACGACAAGCTCGGGCGGGACATCCTGACGCAGCTGCGGCGGCTAGCCAAGTCCCAGGAGCGCACGGCGGACGCGCTGGAGGCCGCCAACGCGGCGGACCCGCTCGCGATGATCCAGGAGGCGTTGGGATGCCGTGATGCCGCCACAGGGGCTCAGAATGAGCCAGAAGGGCAGGATGAGGCTATCGCGGCCTACGTGGCATCTCTGTGGTGACCGTCCGTCGCGACCTGGCGTCGTCCGTCGTGGCCGCCGACCGCGACATCTCGCGCCTGACGGCCCCGCTCGCCCCCGCCGTCGCGGCCAGCGTCCGACGGCATGCGGTTGACGGGGTCATCACCGCGACCGGGCGGCTCGCCATCCTGCGGGACGTTGACCGGCTGCTCGCGACCGTCTACCCCACGCGGCGCGGCGCCCCGTCGCGACTGGAGCGGATGATCGTCCGGCGAGCGCGGGAGGCGCAGGCCAAGCCCATCGCGGCGGCGGTGGGGGAGTTGCGGGGGCGGCTGCCGTACGATCTGCTGACGGTGATGGGTGACGGTGGCTGAGCCGAAGGCCCCTACCAAGGCACAGATCAAAGAACTGTTCGCGGCACACGAGTCCGCGACCGCGACGGAGGAGCGCAACCTCCGCGCCTACGGGTTGGACGTGTCCCGACAGTGGGTCGGCGATGGCGGCTACCGGCTGAGCGACTCCGTCTGGGACGCCCGCCAGGCGACGAGGGAGCAGATCGATCGTCTCTTGCGCGATGCCATCGCGTCGGGCGAGGACGCGCTCGACGTGGCCGACAAGCTGGAGCAGTACCTCGACCCGTCGCTAGCGCCGAAGCTGACCGCGACCGGCCGCTACGTCCGCAACCAGGCCCCGGTCATCGTGACCAGAAGCCCAGGGCGTGGGGGGATGGGATCGTACCCGGCTCGGCGGCTAGCCCGAACGGAGATCACCCGGGCGCACGGGGCCGCGACCATCTGGGCCGCCGAGCGCACACCGGGCAACGTCGGCGTCAAGTGGAACCTAAGCGGGAGTCACCCCAAGAGCGACCCCTGCGACGTCCACGCGAGCCGGGACAGTGGGCTGGGGCCGGGCGTGTATCCGCCGAAGGACGTGCCGCGCTACCCCGAGCATCCGATGGATTTGTGCAATCTTTCACAAGCGACCACCGACGACGTGGACGGGCTGGTGGAGGACCTGCGGGCGCGATATTCGCTTAGCGAGGACGGGGCAGATGAGTAGCGCAACCGTGGTGCGCCTGGTGACACCGCTTGCAAAGCGTCTCGAGGTTGCTCGGATCGTTGTGCGTCCTGTCCTCATCCCGATGGTGAATCAGCAGGAGGTGGTCGCTATGGCAACGCTCACAGGCATCCTTGAGGAACGCCCGATAGTGTCGCGGGCTGCTCCCGTCCTTCCACGCCGGATTGCCGTCGCCACGAATCAATGTGGCGAGGCAAGGCTTGCTGCACGCACGGTTCGTTGCCGCACGACCGCGGGAGAGAACGTAGGTTCGTCCGCACGCCTCGCACCTACACTCACGCCGGGTATCGACGCGCTTGCCGTTGGCCGCACCGACGCAGCGACGCGAGCAGAACGTCGCCTGCCCAGCTCGCAAGGGAGAGACGCACTCGGCGCAAAGGCGGATAGACTTCTGGGGCATGATCTGGACTCCCGACACGAGTCTGAGGAGTGCCGCGCCGGGGGCGATTCAGAGTCGCTGCCCGGCTTTCGCACGCCTCAATTTTACCACTTCCAGGCACAATCAGGCATCCGGTTCGCCCCGCTGCCGGGCGAGTGGCACCCGGGCGAGGACGACGAGTGAGCGTGCCGGGGGAGCGGACCCGGCCCGACACGGTGCACGTTCGAGGCGACAGCCGGGCGGCCGATCAGCTCGCGGACGTGCCCTTCCTCGCCTATGCGCTGATCCAGGCGTTCAAGCTGTTCATCTCGCTGGCGGGCAAACGGTGGCCTGAGCTGCGGTAGGGGAGGGGCCGACAAGCCGAGTGGGGGTAGTCGGGACTAGTCCCGTTTGATGTCTTGTTCCTTCGCCTCTTGTCGGATCAGCACTTCTAACGCAGCCGTCATCCCAATCCCTTGGCGCATGGCGATCTCCTTTAGCAGGCGGCGTGCCTCAAGGGTCAGGCGAAACGAT